GAGTTGGAAGTAACTTTGTAAACTGTTTGTGCCTGTAGAGTTTGGGTTGTCATCGTTGCATCTGCAACACGAGGCCTGAAGTCTACGGCATCACGCAAATCATACTCACCAGTAGGTTCAGAGACTTCTGGGTCAACACGAGTCGCTGAGTATGTTGGGATATCTTTGTATGAGATACCACTGTATGAATCCACAGTAAAGAAGTCGCCTGTGCCGTGTGTGAAGTAATCAAATACGGCTAGGAGTTTACCTTGTGGAGATACTGTATTCGGTTTACGAACAATACGTCCAGTATCATAATAGTTGTCTCTCTGTCCAGTGTCAAGAGTAAAGTTAGTAGTAACCAATCTTGAACCATCTGTAAAGGTGTCTAGAGTTGCATTCTCAGCACTCTCTGCACCAGTGATAGTTTCACCAGATTCAAATGGAGTATTGTTGATTGGGACATAAGTGATTGGCGAAATGGTGTTGACTACACGAGCCTTTGCACCAGAGATAGAACCAGTAATCAATTCACCTTTAGTGAAGTTACCAGTTGCACCAGTGATTGTCCACTGAGGAAGTGTTGGATCAGTTGATGAATCTTCTGAGTCATAAATCGCCCACAACTTGTGAACGTCTGCAACACCCAATGAGATATCTTTATGATGTGCAGAAGTTCCATACTCAGCGCCACCGCCGATACCATCATTGTCAACAAGAACTTGATTCATACGAGCTCTTGTTTTTGATTTTTCATTAACAGTTGTTCTTGTGATTGTTGCAATCAAACGAACTGTTGCACCAGAACCGAATGGAGTATCAGTTGCATCTTCTACTTGAAGTGTTCCTGTTCCCGCTCCTGTTACATTGATATCACCATTCTCTAGGTCAATCTTTTCGCCAACTGAAGCAGAACCACCAGTTCCCGCCGTCAAGACTGTAAGAACGTAATCTGTGTTTGATACTGCATTGAATGTTTCGTTTGTTCCAGCACTGAAACTCAACTCACCAGAGGAGTTAGACTGTGCAACAAATGATCTACGAACAACAACAGAGGAGTCAGATACACCATTGTTGAGTTCTGTCTTAAGTGTCTTAATAGAGTTCTTCTGCAACTTACGAAGAAGAACGTTCTTGTTTTGGTCACGAAGTTGTGCTCTCTTACGAACCACACCAACTGAAGAGACTGCATTAGAAACGTCTGCATCCAAGTCAAGTGTCTGTCCAGAGATTGCATCAACTCTTCTTTCTTCCAATGCACCAGATGTGCCAGATGGAATAGAAAGAATATCACCAACTTCAAGTTCAGTTCCAAAGTCTGTTTGGAAACCAGTAACAGCATCCAAGTCACCAGAACCAATACTAATCAAACCAGCGATTGTTACATTGTTTTCTAGAACGATATCAGAAGTAAAGTCTGGATCGCCTGCATCTGTAGCAGGCATGTAAGTCTGTTTAGCACGACTGAAATCATAAGTTTCTACAGAAGAGATTGTCAAATCTACATTTGAACCGTCTTCTAGAATCTCATCAGTTTCAGTTGAACCAGATGCCTTAACCTTTTCACCAGCAGTGAATACACCAACCACAGAAGCAATAGTGATTGTAGAACCAGTTGTAAGTGCAGTAGAACCATCTACCTCATTCGCAACAACGAAACCGTATGCACCAGAACTTACACCAGTAATCTTCTCACCAGCGGCAGGAAGAGTTGATGGAGTTCCACTCATTGTAAGTTGAGTGAACATGCGAATGTCAAACACATACAAGTTGTATTCTGTATCCGTTCCAAACGCACCGTCTGCGGCCGCAGTTCCAGAGAAGTGTTCGAATGCTCTTGCACGAGCAACACCAATCTGATTACCAGAACTTGATCCACCAGAAACAGTCTGAGTGTCAAAGAGTCCTAGTTTACGATAAGGTTCATCAATGTCGCCAGAGATAAATGGTGAAATTTCTGGTGAACCGTAGGTATTAGTTACACGAACAAAGTTACCAACCTCTACAGGAGTAACCGCCGCATTGTAGTTTTCGAAAGTTCTTGGTTTGAGGATATCAATATACTTTGGAGCAATTGTTTCAATCTCATAACCACGAACATATGCTTTGCCTGGCGATACTTGGATTGTCAAGTAGTTGTCAGATGCCGCATTTCTTGAATCTGTAATTGTGCCAGGATCATAGACACCGTTGTTCAAACCATCGTTTGAAGTCTCACGAATGTCAATCTGGAAAGGACGAACTGTGTAATCACCAGATTCGTCATATGTTCTACGAGCAAGTGTCTCACCCAAAACTGAGTAGTCAGTGTTTCTTGCCTTCTCTTGTAGGACACCTTGGTTTGTTCTTAGAAGTTCAATGAAATTATCATCGTCTTCTGAGTCAAGTGCCAACTTAGAAAGAGTCAATTCAATCTTAAGTCTGTGAGCACCCTTTGCGTTTACGTTTGAAGAACCAGCCGCATTATCCAAAAGTGAAGTATCTTCTTCTGGAGTTTCGATAGATTCAGTAACAGTCAAACCAACACGATAAGATGGGTTGTTAGTATACTTGTCTAGAATGATACGTTGTTCTGCAACATGAACGAAGTGTCCACGAATAAAGTAAACACCTTCTTGAATGTTTGCAGAAGAACCAGTTGCAGTTCCGTTGACTACTGCCGAATCAATGCCTGCACCGAAAGAACCTACAGTTCCATCAGCAGAGATGTTCTCTCCATCTTGGAATACTGTGGTTACATTATCAGAACCAGTTCTTACATACTTAACAAAGAGTGTGATAGGGTCTGCCGCAGTTGCAGCAACCGCTTGAATAACTTCAGCAACAACACCAGAGGTTGTTCCTGTGATTCTCTTACCAACGTAGTCTTGAATCTGTGCAGTAATGTCGGTTGAGGAAATTGTAGATTCCAACTTAACAGCATAATACTCTACAGTGAAACCAATTGCGCCAGGAATTACCACTGTTCCTTCTTTGAACATGTGGCGTCCATGACGTTCAATTTGGTTTTGAAGAACTGTCTGGAGTTGAGTTAGTTCTCTAGATTGAACAGCAAAGCCAGGACGAAAGAGGATACGATGAAAATTCTTATCCTCATTAAAATCGTCATAGTAAGGATTGACGTTAAGATTGGTTTTTTCCATGTTTTAGAATTCCACTACGATTTTGATATCTTCTGTTTGGTCAGATGCACGAGAAATCGGGCGTCTGTTTTCCACATATAGGATTTGTCCACTGTTTGGTTCAAGTTCTGGGTTCGCATAACCAGATGTAAATACTAGACTTGTTCCACCCGCCAGTGTGACTGTATCAGAAGCATTAGATGAAGGTGTTCCAGCCGCACCAGAGGTTGCACCAGTAATTGTGTTTGCACCACTGAACGTTGCTTGATTACCACTACTATCTATACCGTAATTTGCCCACTGTTCTTGCATGAAGTAAAGGATGTTGTTTGTTGCATCCCATTCTACAACACGTCCCACTGCACCAGTAGTTGCTTGTGTAATCTTCTCATCCAAGTCAAATGCGGTAGTAGGTGCAGATGCAAAGTAAACTGCATATGATTGTCTACGAGTTGTTGCAGAAGCAACAGTAGTTGTTCCGAAGTTGTAAGGGTCTTTTACAATACCAACTTCTCTGAAGTCGTTTGCAACTGTAATGTCATCACCCTCGAACTGTTCTAGTTTAGAGTTCATCATGACATAGTGTCCACCAAGTTCTGATACTGCATCGAAACCATGTCCACCCTTTGGTGAGATGATTGCTTGCACTGCACCACCAGTTCCAGCACCGATGGATGCAGAGGTTGTTAATGTAGCATCTGAGTAAGTATCTGTCAAGTCGATAGATGCAAAAGTATAACCAGAGCCAGGAGTGTAAACGTTAGTCCCAGCCGAACCCTGTGGAAGAATTGCACCGCCGTTAATTGTAATCTCTACAACACCATTCGAACCATCACCATCAATAGGTGCATAGTAAGTTCCATCTGTGTAACCAGAACCGGCAGTGACACGAATGATATCAATCGCACCATCAACTGCGGCCGCAGATACGGTTGCATCTGTAGTTACAGGAAGGAAGTCAGAAGTCAAATACTTCTGGACTTGTGAAGTTGTTAGTGTTAGCATATACTGAAGAGTATATCCACCCAATTCAAATGGTTGTGTGACTGTTGAAGTTGGTTCTGCGCCTGAGTATGCAGTTCCACCATTGTTATCTAGAACCTTATAGACTTTATATTCAGAAGTCATGAAGTAGAAGGTTCCATCATATAGATTAGTTGCACCAGAAGTTGTGGTGTTAGACGAACTAATGTCATGTTCATACATGTCATAAGTTGTGTTGTTCGCCCAATCTCTACGAGGGACAACGTATGAAACATCAGAAGATGAGATCAATTTGGCAGCAAGCATTGAATCCCATTTATAAAATTCTGTTACAATGTCATCGTTTGGAACAGGAGGGGAGTTATCGTCACCACCAGAGGTGTCCACAGTAAAAGGTGAACTCTTACCGATGAACAAGTAATAAGTTGACGCACTTGCCTCTGAGAACGATTCAAAGAATTGTTCTGCATTGTGGCGTCTAAAGTTTTCTGTAATAATCGCTGCCATTTTAGTTTTCCATTATTCCTTTTTCAATGATATTTATATCCACTTACCAAGAGGACATTTTGCATTTTGTAATCGTGACTTTACTTGAATAAAACATCCACACTCTGAACATATCCATGCTATGTTTTTTTCACACACTTTACAAATTTTTAATCTTTCTTTCCCAACTTCTTTTGCGTTAAGCACCTAAAGTATCCATCCAAATCCAAGAATTGACAGTTCCAGTTGCTAAATTATAGCGTGGTTGACCACTGATGCCTGTTCCAAAATTCAAATTAGTTGGCCAACTATCTCCACAACCAGACGAATCTGTATAACCAGCACCAACCGAACCAGCACTGTTACTCCAACTACAAGGAGATTGTGAAGTATTATACCAACCATGTCCGCCAGCTTGGCCTAAGAATAGTCGGTATCCAGAATACGAACCACTAGATGCAGTGCCAGTAAAAGAGGAGCCTCTATCTGAATAATTCTGTTCAGAGCTAAAATATCCGTAGTAATTAGTATTGCCCAACTCAAGACTAAATCCTTTGAAAGTCATTCCAACATCCAGTGCTGTGTCTGGGTTGATAGTGTATGTTGTGTTTACGGGAGAATAATTGTTACCAACTGAACTCCATTGTCCAACAAGAACCCAATCTTTGCCATCCACTAAACTAAAATTAACATACATTTCGTATGCGGTAGGCATAGTAGATTGTTGGATATAATACATATCATCAGTAGTAATACCCAAATCTCTTAGTGCTTGTGGATTAGCAGCTGCTGTGTCTACACTAGAACCATCGTTCCACTTTCTTAGAATATTAAATGTTCTGGTTGCAGTATTTGTTCCATCAGATGCATCGGCATCGAATGTATGAGTCACACCACCAGAAGCGTATGTGTCATTGATATTTGGTGTTCCAGTAATTGTTCCATCTGAGTTTAGTGTAACACCAGTAATTGATAAATCTGAGGATGAATAAGTTACTGATTGTCCATCTGGGTCTGTTGCTGCAATTGATAATGAAGAGATTGCTTGGTCTTCATAGATTGTTCCAATGTTACCAGATGCAGTTGTCCAAGTAGGTGCAGAACCAGCATCTAGTGCATCAGCAAGAGTTCCAAAAAGTCCAGATTGGTTTGTTACCACAATATCATAGGGTTCATTTGCAACACTTAATGGGGATGCTGGAGTTTGTGCAACAATTTCTGTATTAGAATTTACAGTAACGGTTGGAGAATTATACTCTCTTCCGTCATCACCAACAAACTTAACTGTTGCACCAGATTGAAAGTTAGAACCAGTGATAGTAATGTTTGCGTTTGCATCAGTTTCAGTTGTAGGACTGATAGAAGAAACAACTGGAGGAGCATCAATAGACTTCCATTGAGTTCCATCATAATACTCCATCAAAGAGATGGTAGAGTTGAATCTTTGGTCACCAGCCTTGGGAGAACCTTCTCTCTCTGCTGTTGTTCCCACTGGAAGTCTTGCAGCTTCAGTTCCGGCAATCTCTAAGTTTTCTAAGTCTGCCGCTCTTGTTCCGATTTTATCAATTGCCATTTTTCTTTATCCTAATATCTTAGTTCAATGCAACCCAAGCAGATCCATCATACCCTTGGAATTGAGCAGTTCCACCACCGTCACCGTCTGTTACGAAAGCAATCATACCAGCAGCAGGAGTTGCGATTGCGGCATCTCTTGCAGTTGTATCTGCATAAACCGCCAATTGAACAACCCCACTTGCAGTCAAGTCTGTGAATGTTCCAGCAGCAGGAGTTGTTCCACCAACGATACCATCTACATTACCTGTAACATTACCAGTTACATCGCCAGTCAAATCTCCAGTGACATTACCTGTTACATCACCTGTTAGGTTTCCTGTAACATCGCCAGTCAAATCGCCAGTGACATTACCTGTCACATCGCCTGTTACGTTACCAGTTAGATTTCCAGTAACATCTCCAGTAACGTCCCCTGTGATATCACCAGTTACGTTACCAGTCAAGTCTCCAGTTACATTACCTGTGACATTGCCTGTAACATCACCTGTTAGGTCGCCTGTGACGTTTCCTGTAACATCGCCTGTTAGGTTTCCCGTTACATTGCCTGTCACGTTACCTGTAACATCTCCAGTTACATCTCCAGTTACATCGCCAGTCAAGTCTCCAGTAACGTTTCCTGTAACATCACCAGTTACGTTACCTGTGATATTACCAGTGAAAGTTCCTGTAATTGTTTTATTTGTTAAAGTCTGAGTTGCAGTTTCAGTAACAACTGCATCAGTTGATAGGGTAGAGCCATCACCCAAATAGGTGTAGACTTCTACGAAGTTGGCGTTTAACTTGCCTGCACCTGTGCGAAGATCGTCACCTGTGCCGTCATTCGCAGAAGTTCCACGCCCGATTGCTTGATATGCCATTTTAGTTTTCCCCTAAATGTTTTTTATTTTACTTAGTTATTTATACGACAACTCTACTGACTGTCGTAAGTTTCTGTCGAATTATCAAATGTCTGCGCCCTTGTTGAGAACAGTGATAATCGTCCAATTGTGTTAGATGAATCGAATGAATTTGTAGATACATCGAATGTGTCATCAGATTCATCAAATGTTTTCACTTCATAATCCTGTTCTGGGCCAGATGCCGCATCAAACGTTACGGTTGTTGAGTCAAACTCAGATGGGCCAGTTTCATCAAATGATGTTGCATAACGTCCTTCTGTATCACGAGGAACTCCGTCTTCATCATATGTAGTAACCCCATCATCAAATGTGATGAAGTCATTGTCAAATGCATTCTTCAATGCACCACGAGAAATAATAATCTCAGATGGTGGCATGATATTAATGCGAGTTGTAAAGGCGGCAGGCGGGATAGAACCATCTGCAAGACAAAGTTCACGAATACCAATGTGTCCAATCTGTGCAAGACTGTATTGGTCACGAGAGAAGTTATCACCAGTAGTAACTCTTCTTTGCGCTGGATCCCATTGGTGTGGGGTTGGGTTAGAAGTATTTACTGGATGAACTGTGAATCCATAACGAACAATATTCTCCAGTGTTGGGCCAAGTTTGAATGATGTGTTACCTCTATTGAGGTTCATACGAACAGAGACATTACTTGTTAATGTAACATCACGTTGCCCTGGCGTAAAGTCTTCCCAACTATCTCTACCAACTTTTGGACTTGCACTTGGAACCGAATCTGTTCTAGTTCCCAAACGTCTACCGAATACTGTAGTGAATAGGTTAGTAAATGTAGATGCAAGTTCTGGTGAGTATGTCTCAGTATCAGCATCGAATCCACGAACCGAACCAGCGGCAGGAACTTGAATAGTTGCACTCACTTGTGATGCAAATGAAACTTCACCAAATACGTTCCAACCAGCTGGGTGAACAGAACGTCTAATCGAATCACGCCATTGGTTAATAGATTCACCGATACGAACAACATATGAATAATCTTGATAGTAGAATGAGTCTTGCAGTCTCATCGCCTCTACAGAAACTTTACCCCTATCAGAAATAAAGTTACCTACTGTCTCACCAACGGTTCCAATTTGAGAACTTGTTTCTGCATAGTCTGATTGATAGACAGTTGCAGACGCACCAGTAATTGTTGTTATTTGTTCGTCTTTACTGAATGTAACAGTTGATTTGATTTCTAGAATATTTGTGTTTGGTTCAAATCCAACAACAACACCACTGTGACTTGTGAGTTCATCGCCTGCAACAAATGAACCAGTGACATTCTTAACGAGAAGGTTCCTGTTCAATGATACAATTGGAGTTGCAGTATAATCCAAACCAAAGTTTGTCACAGAGATTTGAGTCACTGCACCAATCATTGGAGCTTGTGTAGACGCAGCGTATATACTTGCACCAGAACCAGTTGCACCAGATGCCATCTCTACAGTTGGAAGACTTGTGAAACCATTACCCTTGTTCACCATCTTAATCTTGGTAATCTCACCTATCTCAGAAGACACGCCCAAGTCATTGAATGTTTCTTCTTCAAGGATAATCGTGTCACCGTTTTCTAATACGAGGAAGTCTAGTTCACCAACAGTCTCTTCCTGTGAGATATACTCACTTGCTTCAGTAACAAGTTGATCTCCATCTTCTGTGATGAATTGATCTGGAGATGTGGCGGGTTCTAATAGGAATGAACCACCAACAACTGCAACTCTTGCAACAACATCTTTACCTTCTGTTCCATCAAGATTGAAGTCAAGTTGATCGCCGACTGAGTAACCAGAACCACCATCCTCAATCATAATCTCATCAATGGAACCAGTTGCAGTTGTCTCTACACGAGCTGCAGCTGCATCGTTACCACCACCACCTGTTACGAAAACAGAATCGTTGAATGTGTAATATGCACCACCAACAGTTACGTCAATGTCTGTAACAATACTCTTAACAGTTCCAGAGATTTCTAAGTCAAGCGTTGTATCAACTGTGGTTACGGTTTCACCAGCGACAAAGGTTCCACTCACAGAGTTTGCATCTAGATTCAATTCTGCAATCTGTGTTGCACCTTCTCTGAATTTAATAACTGTAGCAAGCAATGCAGTTGCACCAGATGTTTCACCAACAACCAGTTGTCCAATTGCATTGTTAAAATCTGAAAGTCCATCTTCAGTGATACGAATAATCTTATCTGTTGACCACTGGCCATCAGATACTCTGAGCATATTATCACGAGGATAGATAATGGTTGCCTCTTCATCAAAGAGAATTCTGAAGAAGAGTTTATGTCCGTCTTCCGTTCCCTTTGCGGCATACATGTCTTTAATATTCTTGAGAAGTTTTCTCTTTGAGATTCCATCTGCAAGAGTATTAGGAAGAGATTCCATAAAGGCATCTCTGAACTTATCAAGGAATGCATAGACAGTATTATCTACGTCTGCATATTTGATAAGTTGTTGAATAGATTGAATTGGGTTTGGACGGTAAGACTGAACAGTTGCTCGAGCACCAGTAGTCTGTCCTACGACAACCTCACCAGTTTGAAACTTTTGTTGAGATGTGATGAAGTGTCTTTTATTATCATCAAAGTCATCAACAAGAATTCGTGCTTGGAATCCAGTAGTTGCACCAACGATAATTTCTCCTGCTTGGAATTTACCAACAGAAGATTCTAGAACAACTTTCTCACCATCTTCACTTAGAATAAAGTTGGTAGATAGAGTTTCTTCGATAACATATTCGTTCTCACCAGACAATACAAGTTCACCCGCCTCAAGAAACTCATAGTAATACTCTG